AGGTGCGGCGGAGGGTGAGGACGCTAGCGTAGGTCTAGGGGGTATAGGGGTAGCGTATAAGCGTTAGTAAATATAAGTAATAGAGTAGATATAAAAAAGGGGCTAGAACGCCCCTTAGGTTATTAGGTTATGTTTTAAGATGTTTTAACTAAAGGTAGTTTACCCTTCTTATTACCCCATTCTTTACTACCTAACATTTGTGACATATAAGCAGTCATAACTGGGTATATGTCTTGAACATAAGATACGCCGTTAGGTCTAACCCAAAAATTATCATTAGTATCATTCATGAAACCAATGATTAAGTCATTAAGTTGACCAACAGTAGCAGTACCGCCTAAGTCATGTAAGAGCTTACACACTAACATAACTTGTCTTGGTGGTCTTGCTCTTCTAATATCATCAGGACTTACATCTAATAATATTAACTTAGTATTACTACTAGCACCACCACCAGTTTGTGCTAATTGGTCAGCAAACACATTCTGTTTCTTGGTTGTGTCAACCTCAACGCTTTTAGGTGCGTTAACCTTATTATTATTTTTCATACGCTAATTATAACGCTATTTAAGATAATAAGTAAAGAATTAATTTAATTAATTTAATTAATATATTTAGGTTATATAAGTTAGAAGATCTAATTAAGTTAGTTAAGTTATTTAAGATTTACGAAAGACGCACGGACGCACGGACGGAAGGAGGGGAAGGATAGAGTGGGACAGGGATAGATAGAGGCGACGGATAGAGTAGAGCGATAGAGTAGAGTGATAGAGTAGACTAGAGTAGAGCACAAAAAAGGCGACCGAAGTCGCCCTTTTGGAACCAGTCAGTAAGTCTAACTAACTGTTATGAATCCAGCATTTACTAGCTTTTTTCTGTAGTGTGTCCAGATATCCGCAGGTGTTTGTTTTGTTACACCTCCTGCTTTCTCCCAAGCACTTTCAGTCGAGCCGTCAGTTCCGATTAACTCACCAACTGTAAGACTGTAGTCTTTCGCAGCAAGTAAAGCCTTGATAATGTATCCAGCCTGTGATGCAATCTTTCCTTTCGGCGTAGCCACTAAAGTGATTACTTGGTTATAGTTTGAAGACCCTCTTTGAGTCTCAGGTTTGTAGTTTTTATCTATTGTCATAATATTCTCCTTTCTAATAGTGGGAACTACCCCGTTAATATAGTTATATCATATGCCAGATTGGTACCAAAGTAAAGGAGTAAAAAGAACAGAACAAAGTCCGTCCATCGCTCCGTCGGTCAGTGGTTCTTGGTGAAGTCGCCTTCGATAATGTTATCAGTCTTTTTTGCAATCAATTCTTTGAGGCGAGTGAGTATGTCATCCTTGGACATCATATCAATTTTAGCGGTGAGTATCTCACGTCTATCGATGTAGAGTCCTCCTGCCTTGCCTCGATGAACCTCTGCAGTGATAGCAGCGGATATTTGACCTTGGTCCTTGGCTTCTTCTCGCAGGTCGTGTAGAGTGGACAGGTGGTTCTCTAGAGAAACTGCTTCCTTCTCTGAGGCTTGGATTTCCAAGTCAATGAGATAGTTTCGTACAACTGGGTTATGATTGAGTAATACACTGCCCTGTGTCTTAGCACCCTTCCTATCTTTGGTATACCCTGCTTTTATAGCCGATTCAGTAGCTGTTTGTCCTTTGATATACTCTTTACAAAATCTTTTTTGTTTTGAGTTGAGTGGTTGCCACGTCTTACCCTGTTGGTCAACAAATGCTTTTCCGTCTTCGGTTGGAACTAAATGAGTGTAAGTTAGCTTTTTCATTGTAATACCTCGATGTAGCAAATGATATTACAAATATATTAAAAAAGATAATTTTCAAATTACTTTTCTCGTGCCCTCTAGTAATCTTACCATAGTTTCTAATAACTAATAGAAAATCTATTAGATTTGAACAATCAAAGAATAGAGTAACAAAGAGAGTTACAGACTGATTCTATTAGAATATTAGAAATATTAGTAGTTTTAAACATTTTTTACAAAAAACTTTTTTATTTTTAAAAACACTAATACGATATATCTAATATCAGATTATTACGAGCATAAAAAACCCCCGCACTAGGCGAGGGTCTTTCGAATGTTAGTTATCTAAGCAATCATTACACCGCTGGCACGCTGAAGTGTGTCGTAAGTCCACAGGACTCCTTCAAACTCAGGGCTAACATATCCTTGTGCTCCATCGTCGAATGTTACTAGCTCAGCTGGTACGTTGAATGTAAAATCATCGTCCATACATCTAGTCCCACGTTTTACTAATTCTATCTTAGTAACCTTCCTAAACTCATCATCTCCACAGCTCCATTCTTGTCCTATGTAGACGTGTCGTCCTCTAGTATATTCTTTCATATCTTTCTCCTTTCTATGAATTAATTATTTTTTTACTATATAAGTATAGCTACCAGCAAACCGAAAATAAAGCAGTATTCGAACAGTATTAATTCTAAGACTCTTACCATAATGTTATCCGCAAGTGTAACTGTTCTCCCATTCTTCTCTGGTCACTTCATGTTTTACTTTATTAAATCGAGTAATCGAAGCCATGAATCCATGCCCGTCGCCTACTTTAAATATATGGTAGATATAATCTTTAGATTGTATTATAGCTGTTCCGATAACATCAGCTTCAGTAAAACCTTTGCGTTCTTCGTTGACTATTAAGACATAATCTGCTGGGTCAGGGTAATTGTGTATCTCCTTTTTTGGTATAGCACAATCGACCATATCGTCAGCCATTTCCCCTCCATCTTCTGATAGTGGTATCATACAATGCCAATCGTCAACTCGATTCCCATCGAGTTGTTTGTTTATGTAATCAAATGCGTAATTCATATTTTCTCCTTTCTTAATATGTTGGTTCATAACCGTAAAGCCTGATTGTTTCTGCTCTTTCGGTACATTTTTCACTATAATCAGTTTGGTTTATCTTAGTGTTTGGTGACAATGCAAGCAGTAAACTAACCTCTTCATCGGTTAAAAGGTGCATGCTTGTGTCATCCGTCAAGTCTTTTCTCCAAACCTCACAGTCATTCTCAATTATCAATACGGAATAGCTGTTTCCATACGCATAGTGTTTGTATTTATTCAATAAATACTTTTGTTGCTCTTTAGTTAAGTTCATATCTTTCTCCTTTCTATCATAGTAATAATTTACTACTTTATAAGTATAACTAGCAAAACGCCCAAAATAAAGCAAAGGGCAAAGAGGTTATGAGCCTCTAACACTGTCCGCATACTCGTTATCTGTCCATACTAAATTATAAAACACTTCTTCGCATTCTATCGTTGTTAGTATGTCTGGGCAATAAAACCACTGTAGATAATCGTGGTTTGTATCATGGTTTTCAATAGAGTAATAAGTTCCTTCGTATGCATAGAATCTAACAGTCGGACAATCGGCTAATGTTACTTTATCTAGTCCAAATAACTTTTTAGTCAAAAACTTCGGATAGCTTTTATCTAGTCCTTTATAATGTGTCATTATAGCGATATCTTCTAGAGTCGGTGACTCACATTCTCTAAACCTATCTAGTATAGTTTCTTTTTCGGTCATATCATTCTCCTTTCTTTTTTAACCTATATATAGTATAGCTACCATTATAGCCAAAATAAAACAGCAATTTAGTAGTAGATATAAATCCATAATCCGATTAAAAACCAACATAATATAGCTGTAAGTATTTCTTCTTTATCAGGCATTCGACTTCTTGACCTTATAATATTTATGGCTTTCTGGGTATTTATCAGTAAATAATTCTACTTCTCTTTTACCACAATCTTCGCATTCTAGAACGCTTTGTAAAACACCATCTTTAGTAATCTTAAAACTATTACTTATGTTATTATGTGGGCAATCGTTACTCATACTGTTTCACCTCTTGATAATACTCCATTACCTAAATAATAAAACTTGTTGTTTGTATCAGTTGCTAATGCATATATATCTGAACCTTCCCAATTCAACATAATTTTATCTTCGGTTAGCTGTTTTATTGGATAACCACTATCTTTGTTATAGTCAATATGTTCTAATTGTTTATCTATCACATTAAACCACAACTTCCCGTATAGTTCTTCTATATGAGTAAAGTCGGATAATGCACCTTTAAAAATATGAATATCATCATGTTCTGAAGTACCCTCTTTATTGTAGCCTTCTTTAGGCACTTCTAAATAAAAATCATATAGTCTTTTACTCATCGCTAACCACCTTTTGTTTCATCCAAGCTACAGCAATATCCGTAGCTTGTTTTTTATTTAAATCATCATCTAATTCACGTAACATTTGTGCTGCACCATACATATTCATTCGTCCTGATTCTTGCATAGTATCTAACAACTCAAAATAAGATTTATATTCACTTTCCATCTTTACCTCCAAAGCTATGTTTTAATAAAGTTTTTTCATCGTTACCAAAAAAGAAATTTATATCGTCTACCATGTCTTGGTCGAGCTGACAAAAACCATAGTGATAGCCTTCTTTGTTTCTTACTACAACTTTAGTCCCCCCACCATAATTAGTCAACGCCCAGTTTCCTTTACCTAGTCTGGTGTCATAAACATCTTTACAGATTCTAATATTCGATTTTAGATTATCACTCATAACTACCTCCCAATAGTTTTAGTATCGTCTAATGTAATATACTGATACGCACCTTTATTATAAGCAGGTGCAATCTGTTTCTTACGCTGTTCAGCTAGTCGCTGTGCAGCTTCCTCGCCACACGATGTACAAGTCGAATAACCTAGTTTCGCTCGTGCGGTCGGTATTTTGTCTCGGCATAATGAACATATCATAATCTTTCTCCTTTCTTAATTAAGCCTATATATAGTATATTTACGAAAAAAGCCAAAGTAAAGCACTACCACCATACGTGCATTATCGCACCACGTTTACCAGCAATACCGAGTAAAGTCGCTAGGTCTTTAACTTCGCCGTATGTATATTCATAACCATGTGCTGAATTATAAACGATATTATCATCGTCCATATCTAACCAAGTAGATTCATCTTCAGGGTTATCGGTATTTGCAAAAACACCATTTTCATCTCTGACAGTATGTAAAAATTCTTCTAATACTTTAGCCTGTGCTTTTAGCTCATCGCTTGTAACATATGGTGGGTCATCGTCATCTGATTTATGCCATATACCACACCCATGAAAGTCTTCATCGGACATACTCATAAGGTCATCAATTAAAGGCTCGTATGCTTTACCTCTAAATGAGCCACTACTACCAGTTCCGCTCAACATACCCCCACAAAGATTGATATCTTTTAGGCGTTCATCATCTTCGTGCGTAAACGCTTTATCATGGTCGTTACCATGTACAATATAACAATCTAATCCCATTATAATCTCCTCTCATTAATTATTATCATAGTTATTAATACTATCGATAATATCGTATAACTTATAATTTCTATAATTTCCATAATTTCTCCTTTCTTATTTTTAACTATATATAGTTTAGTTACCAGCAAAACGAATGTAAAGCAAGGCGGAGAGCGAGTTATGAACAGGGCAAATAATAAGACCCCTTTGGAGACTCGCTCTCCTATCAGGTGTGAGTAATAGCTATGCTAAACATAGTACACCTGAATAAAGTTGGTGACGAAACGTGCAGTTGGCTTTTCAGGACTGCTTGTCGTATACTACCATTCCTGTTCGTCACCTACTAAACAGGTGAGCGATAAATGCAATTAATAATAAACGGAGACATCTATCGCTCGGTCGGTGGTCACGGGAGTAAGGTCGCTAGTTTGCATACTCTTTGACATGTCTACCCAACAATAACCACCTATCTTATATGCCATCAAGTCTCGCCACGCATCGTATTTTAACTTGTATCTTAGCCTACCCTTATTTGTGGAGCTTATCCCACTGCTTTGTAGGTAGCATATAATGTTCAATCTTTCTTAAATAATCCGTCCTCCAATTTACCTGTTCGGTCTTTTATTTCATCCCACACGTGTTCTAAACACTCTTCTAAGGTCATATTATGTTGTGCTGCTAATACAATCAACACCACTACACAATCACCAATACCATCCATAACTCCTTGTGAATCTTTATAGGCTATAGCTTTGACAGTTTCACCTACTTCTTCCATAAGTTTCATCGTTTGTGCTTGTATATCGTGATACTTATAAGCATAACCTTTATACTCTGGTGAGTCTATAAGCAGACCACGTTCTTCAGCCCACTGTTCTATTTGTATTATTCTACCTTCTCTCATAACTTACCTCTAAATATATATCTAAGTCCATTAATAGCTTTTTTGCTAAGATGTCTTAGATGTTTTGGTATCGGTTGGGGGGTACATTTCTTTTCCCCACTTTTCGATTTGTTCGGTTGCTGCTTCATAAAACACTCCTTCGTCATGTTCTCTTGCAAGTCTTGCTAATACTACTTGTGCTTGCCATTCCGCTAAATCAGGTAAAATCTTTTTAATATCATCTATAGTAATTCTAACACCTAATTCAAGATGTGATAGCCTTCTATATGTATTAATCACTACCTTCATCTTTTTGCCTATCTAATCTAGTATCGATATTCATCAACATCATAATAGAGTTTTGCGTATGAGCGTGATGTAAGGCTTGGATAATATTTGTCCAAGCGTGTTGGACTTTATCTTTAGCATTTTCATCATCACTTATATCACAATAAAAATTAATTATTCTTTTTATAGTGTTCACATCTTTACTTTCAACTAACATATTAATACCCCTTACTCATGTGTTCGTAGCAGTTTTTACCATTTAACGATAAAGGTAAACCACATAAACATTTTTCTTCATTACCATAATGAACATCGAACCATATATCAAAAAAGTGGCTAACATCAGCAACTGTAATTTTCTTATAAGGTTCGTATATCCTATGGTAATCCCATATAGCTGAAGATACGAACTTATGTGCTCGTATTCTATCTTCATCTGACATATCTAAATAGAATGTTAACCTACTGATATGCCGTAATGTTTCGTCTAATATCTTTTGTAAATTCATATATTCTCCTTTCTAAAATCGGGTGTGTGCCAAGTGGGTCTACGTTAACCTTTGTCTTCCTTGGAGTTGCATGCGTAATTTTAAAACCTCTCACACACCCTTCGTAGCTGTAGTCAAAAATAATAAAATTCTACAGCTAAAACTTACTAATAGTTTACTTACCATAAACGCCAAAGTAAAGCACTAATAATAGCCCCCGATTTCCATAGCAGGTTCATCAAACCAAGCAGTTATATGAACACCCATATTTTCAGTATATATTTTACGCAATCTATCTATTACTGGTTCAGGTGGCGACCATGCGGTATCAAAAGTGTAATATAAAACAGTATCATCATCTATATAAGATAACTCATCACTGTAAGTATTCCACTTTGTTCCCCAATTATTTATTTGCCAAGTGTACCACCTATCGTCGTTTTTACCAGTACTAGCAAACTTCCAAAATGTACCGAGTGCTTCTGGGAATTCCTCATCTTTTACAGGTAGTTCGCCAACTTTACCAAGTTCTAATTTTTCTCCTAGAAAACCAGTTTCGTTACCAGTCAATGGTGTTTTCTCAAAATTTGGTTTTGGAACTATATTGTTTAAGTCAAAACAAGTTTCTTTAGAGTGTAAAAAATTTTTAATTTCTTTAGCTTGTTCTACTGTTTTACAATGTATTTCTATACGATTATGACAATGATTTGGCATAATTAACTCCTAATAGGGAAAAATTCCATATAAGGCTCTTCAGTATGACCTTCTGGTAAAAATTGTACTTTTTTATAAACATCATCACTACTAAGTTCAGTGCCTACACTTTCGCCTTCATCATTATGTGCAAGTATCAAACCATTACCTGCGATAGTATGTTCACCATATTTGAAATATCGGTTTGGGTTTCTAAGCAAACCCTCATCATCTACATACATATCGTTAGTATCGTCTAATCTAACGCAATCAAATGTTCTACAACCTATTAGATTATATATTTCTTTATAATCGCCGTTGTAATCGATTTCAGATACAGTCTCGTCGTACGGGTCTATATATACTGCTTTCATAACTTTCTCCTTTCTTAATTAGTTATATAAGTACTTTACTTACCATTAACAGCAAAGTAAAGCAAGGTTATTTAAAATCTTTTTCAGCAAACATAATATCAACAGTATCAATCATACAATTAATAAAATCGGTATCATCCCAGCTTATCTCACGTTTTGCTAGAACTCCGTCAGCCATTTTATCGACAACAATATTGTTGAGTTTACGAGCTAATAATTCTAAAGGCATTTCTATTTCATTACCTTCTGTTTTAATAATCTTTATTTGCATAGTTTACTCCCATAAATAAAGTGTAGTGATAGACCGAGATATAGAGAAAAACCAATCTATCACTACCATGTATAAGGCGTTGTTCATATGACATCTAAGCCGATACTATGTATGGACTACTGTGCCAAACTGGATTTACACTTTAATAGCTATCCATTTTTCCGCTAACCTTATATCACGTTTCCAAATTATACTTCAGATAGGAAGCCTTCGCCCACTAATCTATCTTTGTAAAATCTGAAAATTCTAAGAGGGTCTTGGCATGTAGACAAGAATCCTCTTTTTACAGCTAATGCTACTAAATCTTGAGCAGTAAACTTGTTAGGGTCTAGCTCAGTCTTTTTAGCTTCATTAATAGTCTGTAATAGAGCATACATCTGCGGTGTAAAACCAGTTTGTTCGGGCATAGTGCCACTGAACTTGTAGTTTTTTCTCGCTGCACCTCTAGTTTTTGCGACAGGCTTTGGCACTTTTGTTACTTGTGCTTTGCTTATAGGCTTGTCTGCAACAACCTTTGGCGGCATACTCTTAGATTTCGAAGTTGTAGTTGCTGTTCGCATATCTTTCTCCTTTCTAATGTTAATATTTCCTGCTTTATAGCAGAGCCAACCTTAATAATAGTTATGAACCTCACGAATGTAAAGCAACAATATCATTAAGCGATACGCCAGACTCTTATACCAGATTGTTCACCTAAAGTTCCAGCGACACCTGTATTTTCAAGTCTATAACGCAATACAAACTTCCATTCGGGC